CCTTAACATACTTCGAGGTCTCCGGCTCGAATGCTTTAAGCGGGCTAATCTGAAAATCATCCGGGTTAAGCTCCATATCCGAGCCTTTATCGAAACTATCAACCTCATCAGCACGATAAGGGACGACATGGCATTTACACCCGAAATCAGACGGCGGGAAAATCTTTTGCCATATCGGGTCGTCGTGCCTGAATTTCTTTCCATTCAAACGGGTGTGTGAATGCCGCTTAGTCTTACGCTCTACCTGCACATATTCCCAAAAGGGATATTTATCTGCTATGAGTTTTAATTGTCTGTATTGATTTTTCGCAAAACTCATCCGCATATTTGTTTCAAAAATAACCGTCAAACGCCCCGGTTTAACTCCAGCCCATCCCGAACGCTCAAGAGTAGGAAGCAACTCATTCTGGAATTGCTTTAAGGTCCAGCCCTTAGCCTTAGCCTTTTCCACATTATCGTATATTTCCTGCAATAAATCGGCAGTGGCAACCTTTGAAACCGTAAACGATCCCTGGTGAGCTTCGGCATCCAACTCATCCCAACGATTAGTAACAATTAAGTTGCTGCCTCTTTTCTTCAGATATTCCAGTGCCTGCTTAGGAGGCATACCCCATGCTGTGTCAAGTGCATCCTGAAGGTTGTTAGTCTCTTCGCTGTCATCCTGAAACAAATACAATACCGGGCTTTTCCTGTATGCTTCGTAAAAGTCTATGATTAATCTTGAATCCATTTATCATTTACCAATTAATTGTTTACAGAAATTATACCATTACCGCTGCTTATAAGAATACCTTTTGCGATTAGCTCCTCAACTTGCTCAGTCTTGAGCTTAGGGAATATCTTAACCACATTGTTTTGAATCTCAGCAAAGCTCTGACCGGAGTTAATCATAGCAAGAACCGGCTTTAATATCAAATCAAATGACTTAACGAAATCACTGGCTCCCAGCTTAGATAAGTTTGCAAGTTCCTTCTTATCACTGAACTCACTAAATGCCGGAGGTGCTGCCTGAACTACCGGAGCATCTTCTAAATCCGTGTCTTTCAGGTTGTATGCCGAAATCAAATAAGATGTAGACAGTTTCTTACCTGACTGCTGCAACACCGGAACTAATATTGCATCCCTTTCAGCCAGTGCCTTATCGACATCCTCCTGCTCATACATTTCAAACTTAGGATATTCAACAGGATTCTCGAAGTTCATATCGACAATCCATTCAATCAATTTATTAAATCCCGATTCAACTAATTTCTTATCGGCTTCGACTACATCGCCCCTCACTTGCAGGTGTGTTTGTGACATTGCATACGATCCGGTCTCCCCCTGCTCGGTAGTCAGTGTCTGAGAAAGAATCGCCTTAGAAATCTCAGCATTACAGAAATGAAGCAATTGTTTGTAGATTTCCTGAGACGATGTTTTTGTTGCCTCCTTAATTTCAATACTGGTTTCTTCCTCAGTCACCAGTACTCCGTCTTGTCTCAGTGCCATTAAGTTGACAAGCAGGTCATTGAAGTCTTTAGCAGTCGAACCGGTAAGCAGCTTCCCATGGAGATAGGGCATACCGTACTTTTCCGTAAATGTAGCCCATAGTTTCATACCCCCTTTCTTGAATATGACAGGATAAAAGCACTTCGAGAGTACAGCCTCGCCATAAGGATTGTCATAAGTTGCTTCGTTGCTCAGTAAGAGGAACTTCTTCGGAGGTACGAGCGTACCCGTTGGTGTTGACAATGTACGGAATCTAAGTAAATTAAACGAATCGAATGCAAACCAGTGAGGCGGCTTCCCTACAATATCACGGGGAACGATATAACCATCCTCAACCATCCAGTAAATCTCAAGAGGCTTGTAACCATACAGCGGAGCGTCAAGCATTTCCGATATGATTTTTCTCATATCAAAATGACTAAAAAGATCATTGATGAACTTACTGACACCCGATTCCTCTCCGTCTTGATTAATCTGCCATTCGAGAGACAGCACCGCAGATTTACGGGACTGAATGCAGGCGTAAACATGAGCATCATACTTGAATTTGGAATACTCTTCGATTGTCTGGTTAGCATCCCTGAGAATCTTATCTGGATTCGGAAGCACGTCAAACGAATTGGAATACTCAAAAGACTGACGTGTTGCAACTATGGAAAGTAACTGCTTCATTCGTTCAATCTCCCCTGCAGGATTCAATTTCGGAGTCACCGGCTCGGCAAACACAGAACCTAATTTTTGAAATATATTCATTTATACACCTAATAATTAGTAAAATAACTTTCTCTTTTTAATTTAACCGATTCAATTACATCTTGATAATGCTTTCCGTTGCCGTTCCCGTTATGACCGTTACCATTTAAGGGAGACTCCGGCTTTAATCTTTTTGCATAATTTAAAGCAATCGTACCCGAATCAACCATATCGTCATGGTCGCCCTGCGGGAAGTCCGTAAATTGCATAATAACCTTTTCAGCCCAGGGAGACCGCTTTATGAATATCTTACCCGATTCAAACAATGGTGATACCAAGTGAGACCTTACAACTTTGTTCATCGGCTGTATTCCCTTAATCGGCAGCCTCAAACTCCTTTTCAAATCCGGTATAAGGCTAAGTCCCGTACTCGAATCCTCAATCAGAATAATATCCGGATTCCATACATGAGCCAGATCAATGGCAGTCTGTCTCAATTGTGGATATAAGATTCTTTCATTGAAACAATCCACAAGAAAAAAGCCCGTATCATTAACAACCCATGTCGTACATGCCGAGGGATCGTTCAACTGCCCGTCTTTGGCTGCCGTATCCCAGCATTGAATTACAGCCCCCAAAGGATTATCATCAAAGAAATTCCATTTGTCAGGATTAAAGATTTGATACTCACTTGCAATCGGCTGCTGTTGGTATTGAGCGGACCACCAGAAAGGCGATATGTCCGCTTTGATTTCGTTCAGGTTCTCGATACTATACCGTCGTTCCCACAAAGCCTCACCAGGTGAACGCCCTAATATGTCATTATCTTCAGCAACTGCCGGTAGATTCAATACCGTCCACTTATCCGGATTGTGATTAAGTATTTTACCGACTAAATCGTCCTTATGCCAGCGGGTCATAATAATTATAACAGCACCATCCGGGGATAACCGGCTCCGTGCCACAGACTGATACCAGTTATAAACATTATCCCTACCGACTTTGCTCAGAGCATCCTTATCGTTCTTATGAGGGTCATCGATTATAAGCAGTTTAGCACCACGTCCCGTCATCTGCCCTCCGATACCTACACACCTGAACACACCTTTAGCATCTCTGATGTTAAACCTGTCCTTAGCGTTAGAATCCTGTCTCAGTGACACCGGGCGTAATTGATTCAAGTATCCGAATTCATTCACTATGTCCCTCACCGGCAAGCCAATGTCATTCGCAGCGAAGTCCGCCGCATAAGTGGCAATGATAATGTCAGCATCCGGATCATTGATTAAATACCATGAGGGGAAATATCGGGAGACCAGTTCAGACTTGCCATGACGTGGAGGAGCCGAGATAATCAGCCGCTTTATTTTTCCTAAATAAACATCCAGTAGATATTTTTCAATCAATTGAATATGAGGCGGGTTTTCATATTTGAAATTAGTATGCAAGCCCGCAAGAAATACGGGTGTATTCGGAACTGCATCAATGCTTTTCTTAATTTTTTCTGGAGGCTTCATTCATTTCACTATAAAGGGATTGTGACAATTCAAGAGCCTTTTCAGTAACAGGTATAGCCCCTAACTGCATGTTCATTCGCCCCGTCACTTCATGCCGTTCTACATATACGCCTTCGATAATATCCCGTTCTTTCATAGCATTCAGGGCAGTCTGGAGTTTGTTTTGTCTCAATGCCATACGAATTATTTTCTCCCTGTCCATAATAGCCTGATCCCTTTTTTCCTCGATGTTCTTAGACTTCATACCCCGGAAAACCTTCTTTGCCTCCTTTATATATGCAGATACCATGCTTGCATTAAGCTGAAACTTTTCCTGAAACATTTGGTTTAAATGATGACATCGTTTAGGCAGCATCCAACCGGGATTATTTAGAAGTTCTAAAACGACCATATCTACATTTTCGTAAAAGGTCTGAGTATGTAACTTTCCTTTAGGTAACTTCATAATGCACTCAGATTAATAAAACCAATAGTAAATTAAAAAGCCTTGTGCCTTTCGCCGCACAAGGCATTAATTGCAAACATACATAATTATTATGTAATATCACAAGTAGAACCTACCGTCGATTCGACGGTAAAGTCTACTGTAAAGTCTCCCGTCGATTCGACGGTAAAGTCTACAGTCGTTCCTACCGTAGGTTTTACGGTAGTTCCTACAGTCGATCCTACTTTTGATACTACAAAACTTCATTCTAATTTTGCCAAAAATTAATTATAATAATATGGTTTTTTTATATGCCGTTTGATTTCAATGAAATATGGAAAGAGGTTTTTAAAACCGGAACTCATACCGACGCCTACGGTCATACAATGGATTGGAGTGAAAGTATAATCGATAAAATTGTAGATAAATATAACAATCAAAAAACCGAAGAAAAACATGACGCCCCTATCGTAATTGGTCACCCTACAACCACAGCACCAGCTTACGGATGGGTAGAGAAGTTAAGACGGTCAGGTAAGATATTGATGGCTAAGTTCAGAGACGTTGACGAAGGATTCAAAGAACTTGTGAACGCTGGTCGGTATCAAAAAATTTCAATTAAATTAACCCCCGAATTATTGTTGAAGCATGTCGGTTTCCTTGGAGCAGTTGCACCGGCAGTAAAAGGACTCGCATTGCCTACTTTCGATTTCACAAACACAGAAGAAAATATCACGACTTTAGAAATAAATAAATTTACATTCACATATCAGGAGGCAACAATGCCCGAAAATCTCAATAATTTTTTCAAAGATTTGCTGAATGGCATTGCAACAAAGTACAATGCCGAAATGGCAACTCAAATCAAGTCTGACATCGACGACCTGACTAAGAAGTACAAGCTCGACGAGACACCTGCTGCAGCCCCGGCAGTCACCGCGGAGGAACAGCCGCCGGCTTCCCCTGCCTTTTCCGAAAGTGCTGAATACAAAGCACAGCAGGAAAAAATAAAGAAGCTCGAAGCCGGTTTCACTTCACTCGAAAAAGAAAACCGTGAAATGAAATTCAACGAAATCTTTTCAGGGCTGCTCAACGCAAATGGAAAGGCAAAAGTAATGCCCGCTCAAAAACAGGATATGAGAAATCTCTATGACCTGTATTTAGAGAGCAACAAACCTTTTGAATTTCAGGAAGGCGATAAATCAGTAAAGTTGTCCGGCGAAGCCGCATTCAAGAAATATGTAAATTCACTGCCCGACCTGCTCGAATACAATGAGTTTGCTACAAATGGAAATGCTTTTAACCAAGGCACTTCCCAGATCGAAGAAGATAAGAAAATTGAAGAGTTTAATAAAGAGAGAGGTTTCTAATGGCTGAAGATTTTGGATTTACAGACCAGCTAACAGACTGGGTATCCCGTGCCTTGCTCGCCGATGAAGAAGGCGGAAAGCAAGTCGATGGGATTGTCATTAAGTCGGGCTACAACCTGAAGGCAGGTACACCGCTGGGGCGTATAACTTCAGGCGGAAAGTACGCACCCTACAAACCGTATCTGTCAGACGGCACGGAAACACTTGTCGGTATTCTGGCAATTGATGTTGACGCTACACTTGCGGACACTTACGGTTCCATGTTCGTCATGGGCGAATTCAACAATGCCGCTGTCGATGCGGCAATCACCTTTGCAGGCGTTACCGGTGTTAATATGTTGACCCTCAACGGTCTCGATACATTCGGTGTGAGAAATAACGGAACATTGATATTCAGAGAGGAGGTATAGGTTATGAGTATTGATATGTTTGAAACCAGAGCGTTAACAAACGCCATCGATAAAGTCAAAGTTGTCGATCCTTTTATTCTGAATATGTTGTGGAAAGGAAAAGATAAATATCACGCTTCCGATAACGTAGATATTGAAATCACCACAAACGCAGATAAGATTGCACAGTTCGTAATGGTTGACGGAGTTCCCAAAATGATAAAAAAGGGAACCAAAGACGTCAAGACAGTTAAAATCCCAATGACATGGGAAAAGAAAACCTTCACCGCCTCCGAGCTTGCAGTTTACAAGCAGGTTGGAAGCATCTATGGAAATGCGGCAGACATCGAATCCAGAGCGAACCAATTCGTTCTACGTGAGATTGCCGATTTAAAAAATCGTGTAACCAGACGCCGTGAGCAGATGGCATGTGAAGCACTTTCAACCGGCTTGCTTACAGTCACTCAGGATGACTTTGCATTCACAATCGACTTCGGCTATACAAGTGGTACTCATTTGGTAACAAATGGCAGCGGTGCCATGTGGAATGCAGCAACCCCATCTCCGTCAATCTTAAGTCAGATCCGCACAGCGAAATCTAACATAATGAAACGTTCCGGGTTCTCTCCCACTATCGGTATTCTTGGCACAGACGCTGCAAGTTCATTCCTGAATAGTACTGCAGTTCAGACGGCTCTTGATACACTTAATTACCGTGTAGGTTCCATTGACTTAAACAGTCCTGCGAACATATACGGAAACTATCTTGGCAGGCTTTTCGGTATTGACTGGTATGAATATAATCAGGTATACACCAGTCAGACAGGCGTGGCAACTGATATGATAGCAGCCGATCTCGCTATTATATTAACTCCTCAACTGGCTACCGAAATGCACCACGGACCATTATTCAGAATAGAAGGTCAGAATTTGAAAGTTCATCAGGTAGACATCTTAGTCGAAACAATGACCAATATCGACAAGACTTACCTTGAGTGGAAAGTCAATCAGAAATCACTCCCCAGTATCAATGATCCTGACGGGCTTGTCGTAATCAACGTTCAGTAAACCATTAATTAGTAATTGGTAATTAGTAATTGGTAATTAAAAGATGTATTGTACTGTAAAAGATATTGAGGATTATTTATCACCGGCGGTGGCTGCTCAGCTATCGAACGACACCAATTCAAATGTGGTCAATAAGGCACTTGTCCAGCAATACATTAATAACGCATCCGATTTCATAGACGGTTATCTGCGGGGCAGGTACGAACTGCCCCTGCAGAATACCCATTCAATACTGAACGATATTTGCAAAAGGATTGTAAAGTACAATCTCTATGACCGCCGCTCCAAGCTCGACGATAACCTTAAAGAGCTTGCCGAAAATGCTAAGATAGTGTTGAAAGACATTCAAAGCGGCAAACACATATTGGACGAAGGAACATCAGTAAACGAAAACAAGCCGGTAAAAATTCTGACATCAATCAGGACTGTACTATTCGGTGAAGACCTGTTAAATAATTACTAATAGTCAAACATGAATAAGGGATATAAAAGCCGGCTATGTATAAAGAAGAAGATATTGAGAATGAAATAATTGCAGCCCTCAAAGAAGAAATTCACGATTTTGAAATTCTCACTTATCAGAACGACATTGCTAATTTCAAGAGCTTGCATGCCAACGGCTCAATCCTAATATCATATTCAGCTACTAATCCCACAAGCTCCGGCTTCCAGGAATACGACAACCTGCAAATCGGAATCGATGTAATCTACAAAAACCTTATTACCCATATCGGAGCCTTCTCATTATTAAGAATCATACGGGATGTAATGAAGTCGCTCGATTTCACCCTCTCATCCCAAATTTTTCTTGATATATCCGGCAACGAATGGCATTACTCTTTAATTTATTCCAAAACATTTATTTATGAAAGTGAACTATGAAAAATATCTTAATGAAATTCAGATGGAATGCACTTCTATTTCTCGTTTCGCTGGTGATGTTTGTAATCGGGCAGTGGTGGGTGCCTATGTTTCTCGCATTTGCAGCCGGAACGTTTTCAGTCAGCTTAATATTAGTAATCTATCATTATGTAACAGCTAATCTTTTAGGAGCAGTCGATGACTATAATGAAATTGTTAAAAAAGAGGAGCCGAATATTGCTTATGCAATATATCAGGTTGGTATTATGCTTCTCATTGCTATTTCTTATCTGGCAGCCTTCGCTGTATTCCTTACCCTCCGCTAAACCAAAGCATGTTTTAATTGCTGAAAGTTATGTAGGGATAAGTGAGATAACATCTAATCGAAGTTACTTAGTTGACCAGATGAATAAGAACGTTGGCAATCCGAAGGGGGCTTCCTGGTGTGCAGCATTCGTTAAATGGTGTCTGGATTTAGCTAATATTAAACTGCCTCAGAAAGTAACCGGTTTAGCAAGGTCATTAAGGAATAAGAATACTTTCTCTGCAATGGATGTTTTGAATGGAAAAAAGAAAGTTAA